AGAGCCGGCTGCACAATTCTACAACAAAGCTTTTGGAAAGTACCATGCAGCAGTAGAAGAGGGTTTAAACACAACCACACAACGACAAATGCAACTTGCACAAATGTTACAACTGCGTGAAACCGGAGTGCCAATTTCTGATGAAGATCTGCTTGAAGCATCTACGTTCCAGAACAAGAAGAAGATTGTTGAGAATATGCAAAAGCAAAAAGAGGCTGCTCAACAAATGCAACAACAACAAATGCAAGCGCAAATTGAAGAACAACAAGCAAGAACACAACTTGCTAAAGCTAGAAGTGTTGCTGATATTGGACTCGGTGAAGAGAGAATGAGCAGAATAGAAGAAAACAAAGCCCTTAGCTATGAGAGAATGGCTAAAGCTAAGTCAGAAGAAGAGTCTGCTTTATTGGATAAGGTCAAAGTTCTTAAAGAACTTGAGACTCTTGACTTTTCACACGTTAGAGAACTTATTGAAATGGCTCATCTCTTAGAGAATCAATCTTTAGCTAAGGAACAGGCTAAGAAAGAGATGAATCAACCGGCTAAGCCATTGGCCAAAAGTCCTTAATCTGCTATGATTGTGTTGAAAGGATACAATCATGCCGTTAGCAAGAGATTTAACTGGATTTAAAAATGAGTTCTTTGAAGTTTTAGAATTTCATGGAATGCGAAGAAAAAGACGATGGTGGAAGTGCAAATGTAAATGTGGAAACATAATTGCACTTCCAGTTGACGAGATAACATCAGGACATACTAAGAGTTGTGGTTGCTCACGGGGTAACTACGTAAAACACGGCATAGCCAATAAGCATCCACTTTATAAAGTGTGGAAAAATGCCAAAACACGATGTTATTTGAAGAATAATCAGGACTATAAGTCATATGGGTTAAAAGGTATTAAAGTTTGTGATGAATGGAAGCACGATTTTAAAGCGTTTTACGATTGGTGTTTATCTAACGGGTGGAAAAAAGAATTAGTCATAGATAGAATCGATCCAAAAAAAGATTACGAACCTTCTAACTGCCAATTCATAACTCCATCTGAAAATAGTAAGAAAGTTTGGACAGATAAAAGACTTGCAACGAAACTAATTTAGTTGTTAAATAGGTGAAATACATTTCTCTACGGTAGAGGGATATAAACCTTGCTAGCAGATCGTGACAAAAATTCACGCACTGAAAAGCAGTTCTAAGGAGTTTCAATTATGGTAAAAAGATATCACGGTTCACAGGGTGATTATGCAGGAGAAGCTGCAAGAAAAAGAATGGAAATGCATGATGGGGCGATGATAAAAGATGACCTGTCAGCAGTGGCAAATCTCCCTCAAAATGTCATGTACAAACCTTGGCCAACTGAAGATATGTATATGCCTGAAAATTTACGTGACGATATTCGTTCCGTTGATGATCAAATGAGAATGGATAATGGTAAACGTAGAGCTCACAACGTTCCTAAAAAGGTCTAAGATGGCAAGCACGATGCCAAGGCCCAAAGGGAAGGCAAAGAAGATTGCTGAAAAGATAATGGGCAAACCCGCTAATATGCAGAAAAAGGACAAGAAGTCCAAACTGCAAGAAGCTTTATTACGCGAGGAAACAAATCGCGTGAGATAAAATTTGGGGTGTTCGTAATACCGACTACGAATGCCCCTTTATTTGGAGATAAAATGGTTAGCATAAAGAAAATAAAAGATCACGTTATGCGTGAAGCAATGGAAGATGCTTTCTATGCTCAAGTTGATCCACGACGTCGACAAGAGCGTAAAGATGCAGATATGCTTCACGAAGATAAAAGAGCAATAGCCAATCTTCCTGAAAAAGATAAATATCATACTTACAACCAGAATTTCTATAAACATGCTTGTATGAAAGCCGGAAACCCGGCAGAGCAAGATGATGTATGGGAAAGGTAATGCAAGTGAAGAGTTATTGTAAAAAGTGTAAAAAGATTCACTCAGGAAAATGCAAGTGACAATTAAACAGTTAGAAGATATGGAACAATGTGAACTTATTCAGGTACTTAAGTTTATAAATCTTATTGACAGTGTTAAATGTCGTGAATCTACTGACATTATTGGAGATCAAAATGGCTGAAAAGAAAAAGAACTGGATAGCGGATGCAATAAAGAAACCCGGTGCACTACATAAAGAACTACATGTAAAAAAAGGTGAAAATATACCTGAAAAGAAATTAAAAGCTGCTGAAAAAAAAGGTGGCAAAATTGGTAAACGTGCCAGACTTGCTGAAACTTTAAAGGGTTTTAAGCATAAAGGCAAAAAGAAAAAGCATGATTGTCCTTGTAAATAAGAAATGAACTGCTCCATTTATTTAATTATTTTTAACTCCCTTTACATTTCGGTGTAAGGGGATTATTATTACTTTCAATCATAACCTCCTTTCGGGTTTAGATTATATAATTTAACACCAAAAATACCTCAACTAATCCTTGGGGTATTTTTGTTTCTATGGCAGACTATTGCAAATTGAATCAGTCTTCGCCTAAAGTATACGAGCTGACAAGGGAGTATATGCACGAAAAAAAAACAATTATTACCGATTCAACCGTCGACAATCAGTCTACAGTTGGGAAAATAGCTACTGACTTACAAGCAAAAGCAGATTATCAAGTATCTGCAATTGATCAGGCAGCGGAAAACACAAAAGATTACATGAAGAATCTTTATGAATGTGTCGATAGGGGAATTAAACAGTTCCCGAACCAAGATTTTTATGTACACGTGGAAACTAAAAAAGAGAAGTTGTTAGAGAATGTATTACGCAATTATTTTATACCTAAGTCTGCTTGCCCAACACCAAACTACGACCAATCCGTCTTTAAATATATACATGAAAAAGGTGACCTTATATTTATGTGGGTTGTCCCTGATAGAGGAACATGCTTTTACTTTAAGGAAAACTGGAAAGAAATACCTGCAGAAGAAAAGGATCTACTTACATTCATCAGAATGTTTGATGATGGTACGCTGCTTAAACTTGCCAAGAGATTAAATGGAGAAAAAGACGATAGTCCTGAATTAGAAAAGAAAAGGATAATAATATGATCGATACAAATCCAAATTCATTGCCAACTATGGAATCTTTACCTTCTGTGGATCCACAAGCAATGGCCGAGATGTTAAAAAATGCTCCTGAAAATGGCCAAGATGTTACACAAGAACCGGTCATGCCTGCTGAAGCTGCACAAGAAGAGGTTTCACCAGCATTACAATCTTTACAACCTGAACCTCAACCTGACCAAACTGAACAACCCTTCAGAAAAGTCACACCTCAAGAAAGTTTTGCTAAACTCCGTAAGGAGCGTGATGAATATGCAAAGAGATTGGCGGCTTATGAAACTTCGAATCAACAACGCTATGAAGAACCTAAACTGCCACAACTAAAACCAAGACTACAAGTTAATGATGACGACCTTATGGAAGGTAAGCATTTAAAATTGGTCGATGATGAGATACAACAACTTAGACAAGAATTGCAACAACAAAAGCATTATAATACTACACAGATAGCGCAGGCACAGATAAGAAGTAAGTTTCCTGATTTTGATAAAGTAGTTAATGAGGATAACATTGAACAACTTAAATATGCATACCCAGAATTGGCTGCTACTCTTAATGCTAGTTCTGATTTGTATTCCACCGCTGTTAGCGCTTATACTATGATTAAAAACTTAGGCATTGCGCCTGAAAGGAATGTTTATATGGCAGATAAAGCTCAAGCACAAAAGAACGCAGCTAAACCTAAATCAGTTGCTTCAGTTTCACCACAACAAGGTGATTCACCGTTATCTAATGCAAGTGCATTTGCAAATGGTTTGACCCCTGAATTACAGAAACAAATGTTAAAAGAAATGAATGACGCTCGTAAGGCTATGTAATGAAAAAGCATGAATTTTTTCATGTGATAATTATGATATATCATGTTATAATTTCATTGTTTAAATTTAAACGTAAGGAATCTACTATGTTAAGTATATCTGTAATAGAAAGCATAACTTCATTCATACTAACAGCTATTATCAACGAAATATCTGCTCATAGCGCAAAAATAGCTGCTCTTAATTTGCAGCAAGATGTTACTACTGATGCATTAGATTCAGCAAATAAGAAACTTATATCATTATTAAATGCTATTGCGCCATATGAATCTTTTGTTGCTGCTAAAGTGCCTGAATTGGCACCCGTGATTGCATTGGCTCAAAGTTATGTAGCTGCTATTAAGGAATAGAATGGAATGGATTAAAGTAGAAAATTCGCATGAATTACCCAGAAATGGCGATATTTTTTTAGCTATTTGGAAAGGTAGAATTTCTATGTGCCAATTTGATCAAGAAGAAGGCAGATTTTATATTATGTTTGAACCTGCTGATTATTCTCAAAGTTGGTGCATAGATCAATCCAGAGAAAATAAATTTACTCATTGGATGTCATTACCTGAAAAGCCCAAGGAGTAACTATGAAAAAAAGATGCACAGTATGCAAAAAGACTAAGCTCGAAGGAATTAATTATAGTTTTCAAATTTGTAAGAATTGTTACAACAAAGATGAAAATAATGATATCAAGAATGAACTTATAAAAAAATATAGAGAAAGATTGCAAGAGCGGGGTTTATGATATTATCACAAGAACAAATACCAAAAAGTATAAGAAAACTTAATACAACAACTAAAAATGAAGAACCTTGCAAAGGTTGCAACGGACAAATTCATAAAGGCCTAGATGTTCATTGGATAGATGTTGATAACTATGAATCTCTATTTAAAAAGGATAAAGATGAATCTAAGTAATGAACAACAAGCATTTGCATCAGATGTAGCTAAGTTAATACAACGCATTAATCAGAATGGTTACTTATGTACTCTTGGGGAAGTTCATCGCCCGCAAGAAATGGCAGATCTCTATGCAAAAGAAGGTAAAGGTATACATGATAGCTTGCATTGCAAATCGTTGGCCATTGACCTGAATTTGTTTGATCTTGATGGTAATTACTTAACTGATTACAACGATTACAAAAAGATAGGTGATATTTGGGAAGCAATGGACAATAAGAATCGATGGGGTGGTTACTTTGTTAGCAAATATGGGGGACATATTGTAGATTCTGATCATTTTGAAAGAAATGTGAAATGAATAATTGTAAACGTTGTAATGTTTCTATGGAATCAGCTCATATATTTTTTGTAGATAATGAAAGTATGTGGATATGTCATGCTTGTTGGTTGCAATGGGAAATATTTGAGCAAATGTATGAACATGCAAAGAAATTGTTTATTGAAAGAAATGCATGAATTTAGGCGGTAGAAACTATTATTGCAATAAATGTACTGGAGAATTTACTTTTTTAAAAGAAGGTGATCAAGTATTTAATATTCGTGGTTACACTTTTTGCGAACCATGTTATTTAAATCAAAAGAGTGCATTTCCCGATAAAATTACTGAATCTACATGCAGTGTATGGACATACAAAGATCAATTAAGAAAAGAATGGTCTGATCAATGCAAATGCGATAATTGTTGCGATGATCATTATGGTGAAGAAGGTTGTAAATATTGCAGAGGTGATTACCCACCCGAATTGAAATAAAAATCCTTACTGGGAAGAGTTGGTAATAATAGCTAGCTTAATTTTAAGACCGTCGCTATTATTACCAACGATAGTTAATCTCAAAGGAGGCACTATGAACACCAAAAGAACCTGCATTTTATTTTACTTGCTATTAAATTGCCAATGTTCTTTTGCACAAGAACACAAACATGAGCATCATCTTAAACAACCAAAAGCCAGACATGCTAGATCATCAACACCTGACTTACATATTACTATAGATATTCCTGAAAGACCTCATACTCCTGAACCTCATACGCCACAAGATATAAAAAGATTAAAGATTAAAACTGCTGCGGTAACTGCTATAATAACTGCATTGATAGGAGCGGGCGTGAGTATTTATTTGGGGTTACATAACTGTAATTAATTGGAAAAATAAGAGAGCTATAGTAAGGATTAAAAATGTTTATATGTATAGGCGCTTTAATTAATATATGTATTGTTATGGCTAATGTAATATTTACGGTGAGATTTTGGAGATCATTTGATTAAATTTATAGATTTATTCTCAGGCATAGGCGGTTTTAGATTAGCCTTTGAATCTTTAGGCGCCAAATGCGTATTCTCATCTGATATAGACAAATTCGCAAGACAAACATATAGAGACAATTTTGGGGAAGAGCCTCAAGGGGATATAACTAAGATAAATGCCGAGGACATTCCTGATTTCGATATATTATGTGCAGGTTTTCCATGCCAGCCTTTTAGTCAAGCTGGTAAGAGAAAAGGTTTTGATGATCATCGGGGCAATCTTTTTGATGAAATTATTAGGATAATTAAAGAAAAGAAGCCAAGGGTTATCTTGCTTGAGAATGTAAAAGGTTTAGAGGGGCATGATAGGGGTAGAACTTTAGATATTATAATCGATAAACTGGTTGCGGAAGGATATAGCACCAGTTACAAAATATTAAAAGCATGTGATTATGGTTTGCCTACTCTAAGGCCAAGAATTTACATAGTAGCCTTTCTTAGTGTTTATGACTTCTGTAAGTTTGATTGGCCAAAGCCTGTCCCATTAAGATTTACAATGTCGGATGTACTGAAGGCACCATGTGAAAGAGAAGTTGGGTTAACTCTGCGTAAAGATGGAGCGGGTTCATCAATAGATGATAGGCACAATTGGCAGAAGTATAAGATATTTACTGATGTTAGAGGGGGTGCTAATGCAGTTCATTCTTGGGATATTATAGAAACCACGCAAAGAGATAAAGAGATTTGCTTGGCCATAATGAATAACAGACGCAAAAGTAAATATGGAAACAAAGATGGCAACCCACTTTGTTTTAAGGATATACAATCTATTTTGCCTAATATAACTCATGTGGAAATAGATAGTTTAGTTAGAAAAAGTATTCTAATAGGTAAAATTATAGATAAAGTTATTCATTACGATTTTGTTAACTCAAAGCAACTGTCAGGTATTAATGGGACATACAGGCTTTTCTCATATGAGTCACAAATATACTCAACCCTTACTGCTTCAGGAATGAACGACAAAATTGAGGTTGGCACCGAGATTAGAACATTAACTGTTGATGAAATGAAGATGATGATGGGCTTCCACGATGACTTCAAGTTCCCAGTATCTAAAACTCAAGCAATGAAACAAATAGGAAACAGTGTTGCTGTAGATGTTATAAAAGCTATTGGTACACAAATTATTAAAGCCCTTGCTTCGTAACAAAATCCATGGCACAATACCGTTAGCCCATACGTAGAGTGGCTACCTACATAAATTTTGAAATATATTATCAGAGATAACTCAAATTCCTGGACTGGGTAACCTTGGCATGAGGTGTAAAGTAGTTGACTAAGATAGGTTAAAGTAGATGCTACGAAATAACTAAAAACTAGTAGATGAAATAAAGCCGGTTCATATCCGGCCCTGATAATGTTCAAAAATCAATCTTCGAACCAAACTTGAGCGTGGTTCACTCAACATGACCCAAAAATTCAAGTCTGCTTGGTCAGCAACTTAAAGAGTGTTTTTACAACATAAACTTTAAGGAGCCAATAAATGGCAATAACAACTACAAGTTCGCTCCCAGCGCCCGTTCAGCAAAGTTTTTCATATAAACTTTTGAGCGTGCCTGTACCGAACATGATTCACAAAATTCCGGCAATGAAGAAAAACATGCCGAGAAACGGTGGTACAACTCTTCGTATGAGAAGATATAACCCACTAAATACAGCAATGGTTCCATTGGGCAACTCAGGAATAACACCTCCTGCTCAAAATCTAACAGCTGTAGATATTGATGCAAAGATCAGTTTTTATGGGACATATGTTCAATTGAACGAACAGGTCACGCTTCAGAACCAAGACCCTGTGTTAAATGAATGTGCAGCTCGTCTAGGTGTATCACTTAGACAAACAGAAGATCAACTAACACGTGATATGTTAGCTTCTACAGCTTCTTTCATTAACTGTACAGGTGGTGTAAATGGCGACGTGCCGACAGAAATCACACGTTCAGACGTTGACACAGTTGTCAGAGCTTTATTAAACAATAACGCTTATACAATCATGGACAATATCGAAGGTGAAGATAAATTCGGTACAGCTCCTGTTCGTGATGCATACTTTGCATTATGTTCAACACAGCTTACAGGTAATCTTGATGCAGTATCCGGGTTCATACAAAAGAACCAATATCCTGCACCAATGAATGCTTTAAGATCTGAATGGGGTGCAATTGGTAACTTAAGATTCTTGATTTCATCAATCGGATCACAAGTTCCTAATGCTTCATCTTTAGGTGCAACAGTATTTAATATCTTCTGCGTTGGTATGGAAGCTTATGCTTGCATAGAACAAGACGGATATTCTGCTTCATTTATATATAGACCGCCTATATATGATGGACCTTTAGCTCTAAATGCGTCTGTAGGATATAAGTTCGCTGAGGTTCCTAGAATCACAAACGACTTATGGGTAATCAACCTACGCGCAACACAAGCGTAATAAAGGAGAAATCATGGACGGAACTATATTATCACAAGGTTCATTCACTCAACCTGCTACAGCGGTTAATCAAATTGTCGCTGTCCCATCAGGTATTGATTGGTTTATGACCTATAATAAGACACAAATCGATGCTGCTACAAACTCAGCAGGCGTAGCTTTCTATTGGCAACGTGGAATGCCTGCCGGATATGCTATCGAATATCAAAACAATGCGGCTTCAACAGCAACATTGATGACTTCTATAACATCCGGTGGCTTTACACTATATGATCCATCAGGACAAACAGCTGGTGCGCAACCTCTTCTTGGACCTGCAGTTGCAATCTCTGCAATTACAGGTAACGTAACTAGACCTGTAGTAACACATACTGCAGATACAAATGTTGTAGTAGGTACAGTAGTTAGAGTAAGCAATACTGCTTTAACAGATGTTAATGGTATTGATATGGTTGTCGGGACAGTTACTGACTCAACTCACTTTACTCTATTAACAGCTTCAAACGTTTTAGCTACAGCTCCTGGAGTTGCAGCTGGTGGCGCAGGCTTCTATAGAATTGTATATAACGCAAATACCGGATTATTCTACCCTAGACGCAGATATATTGTGAATATTACTCAAGCTACAAATGCTCAAGTAAGTACTGCTATTGCCCATGGTTTAACACCGGGACAAGAAGTCAGATTCAATATTCCGGCTGTCGCAGGTATGACACAATTGGATGAAACGTTAAGCGGTGGCTATAGTTCACCATTAATTGCAGCAACAATTGTTTCTGTAGTTGATGACTATAACTTCACAATTAACGTTGATACAACAGGATATACAGCGTTTACTTATCCTACAATTGCACAACAACCTTCTTCATTCCCTGAAGTTACACCTGTTGGTGAAGATACCGGATTTGCATTGACATCAAATACAAATCAAGTGCCTTCAATAGGTGGTGTTCAAATTAATAACACTAACACAGGTATTTTAGCTGACTCAACAGTTAACACAGGTTTCTTAGGCATGATTTTACCTACAGGCGTTAACAGCCCGGGTGGAATTGCTGCTGATACTGTTTACTGGAGAGCAGGTAAAGCATCATTCGGCGGACTATAATCTAGTTAATTATGGGGGGCTTCGGCTCCCCTTTATTTAGGAGAATCATGGAAAATACACAAGAAGTAGAAACAAAATCAGTTAATAAGAAACCGGCTAAGCCAAACTATAAATATGAACGTGATAAAGATAGAGAACAAGTAAAAGGCATATTCAGATATTATGAAGTGCCGGGCGGAACAATGAGCTTCTCTTTCAAAAAATGGAAAGAGGACGATGTAGAGAATTATACACTAAGAGACGGTGCAGTTTATACTGTTCCACTTGGAGTAGCAAAACATTTAAACAAGAACTGCTGGTACCCAATACATTCACATGCAAGTAATGAAAATGGAGTTGCTGAACAGAAAGTCGGTCAGCGTGTACGCAGAATGGGCTTTAGCAGTTTAGAATTCACCGACATTGAAGACTTGATGGACAAAGATGGTAATTCAGTAATTGAACACATAAGAGTCTAATACTACTTCGCTAAAGCTACGAAGTACAAGGAGTATAAATGTCTATTCTTGCATTCCAAAAGCCGGTATTTAAACCGGCCATGCGCATAGTAACTGCAATAACCCAAGCAAGTAGTTGTCTTGTGACAACGAGTTTCGATCATAATTATGCTATAGGTCTAATTGTAAGGCTGGATATACCACCTGCTTTTGGAATGCAACAAGTAAATCAGCAAGTGGGTACAATACTAACCTTACCCACAACAACTACTTTTACTTTAAATATAGACACTACCCAATATGATTCATTTACAACTCCCGGTACATATCCTGCTGATGCACAATCAGCTCAAGTTGTCCCGGTGGGAGAAGTTAATGAATTGTTGACTCTTGCTGTTCAAAACGTTTTACCCTATTAGGAGATAGTAATGGCAAATCCAACTCCGCCATCCAATACGCCTACGGTAACCACAAATTACCAATCTCCACCTACATTGGTGAAGATACAACAAAAGACAAGACGAATAACGCGTACACCTTCAGAGGCGCAATTATCCACTGCTCTTTTAAATGATTATATAAATACCGCAATTGAATATGATATACCTGAAAGATTGCGTACATTTAATTTAAATACGGATTTTACATTCTATACCAACCCGGGACAAGATGTATACAACACCGATGAAGCTTCTTTTGCGGGTGCAAGTAATAACCCGTTATATAACTTCCAGAATAAATATTTAACAATAAACCCACCATTTTACATTGCGGGTTTTGAGTCCCATTATTTCCAGACACAGAATAATTTTTTCTCAGCTTACCCAAAAGTTAATAGTATACAACTACAGGCTCTAGGTAATGGAACACCCGGGCCCTTTACGGGTGTTGTAAATTCACAGCAAGCCATAATACCGCCCGGATTAACCCAGGCCATATCTTTATTACAAAACAATGTTGTGTTTAATGCTATAGGTATTCCCGGAACCAGCGAAGAGGTAGGAATGGCCCTTCAAGATGTGCCGGTAGTGGATCCGGCTACAGGATATAAATTAAATTTTGGAAATCTTTATGATGTGAACAGTACAACCTATCAAGCTGCTCTAACAACACCGCCTACAACAGTTATATCCGGTAATAACATTAACTATTTAACAGGTGCATTCACAATTACATTTCCTCAAAATACTGTTGCAGAAACACCAATTAATAGTCTTACTGTTCCGCAAAATACTGCGTTACCACAATCAGTAATGTTCTTTTCAAATTACTTTACATTACGACCGGTTCCCGATCAATCGTACCCGGTTACATTCGAAGTAAGACAAAGACCCGTTGCGCTGCTTACGGACAGTCAGGTTCCTGAACTTGAAGAAATGTGGCAGTACATTGCATATCTTGCAGCTAAAAAGATATTTGAGGACAGAATGGATCTTGATTCGGTTCAGCAAATAATGCCTGAACTTAGAAATCAGGAAAATTTCTGTTTACGTAGAACACTTGTTCAAAATTCAACACAACGAGCAACTACTATCTATGCCGACCAAAACTCCAATAGCAATAATGGAAACAATGGTGGCTGGGGTAACGGTTGGTCAGCGTGGTAATTAAAGGAGATAGATAATGGCTTTTTTACCCTCAATTCCACAAGCTACTGATATAATAGCAAACTCACAAAGTCAGATTTTAAATAACTTTACAATACTTGGTGCAATAGCCGGAAATTCCAATACAGGTTCTACAACAATAAATAATACTGCGGGATTTAACTTTATAAATTTGGCTTTGCAAGGCTCTACCGTACCATCTTTTAATGGTAACAATGGATTATGGGCCGGAACTTATTCTGTTACTGGTAAAAATGAATTATGGGCTCAATATCAACAAGGCGTTAGTCAATATCAATATCCCATTAGTGCATCTATTTTAAGTAATAACCCAACTCCTGCTACCCAATCAGACGGATGGACATATCTTCCTTCCGGTTTAATTATGAAATGGGGAAGCAGTACAGGAACAGCCGGAAACTTTATTTATACAATGCCAACCGGGGCAAATATACCTGTATTTACTCAAGCTTTAAATGTTCAGGTTTGTGTTTGGGAAACGGGTAACCTAGATACGAACCATGCCATTAGAATAATAAACTATACGCCTACAACTATAAATTTATGGGGATCAGCAAGAACTACTACTGCCACAGCTGCTGTTGGATTTAGCTGGCTTGCAATAGGATATTAAGGAGTTATTATGCCACAAGATAGATTTCTGATTGCTCCATTTAATTCAGGTTTCCAGACTAACTTGAAGCCATTCTTGATTCCTGATGATGCCTGGGCAGAATTACAAAATGCTTATGTATTTCGTGGAAGAATTCGCAAGCGCCCGGGATCTTATTTGCTTGGAACCAATCTTGTTAATCCACAATTAAGTTCCAGATTAGCTATCAACTTAGGAAATACAAGTGGAGGAGGTGCTAAATCAGGAACTGTACCCGGAAATGTATTTAAAGTGGGGCAAATGTTTTCTATTGGCAATGAAATATTTACCGTATATCAAACAGGAACTCCTGCTGCAATGCTCGATACGGGATCAGCAGTTACTGCTACTTATAATACTTCCACGGGTGCATATAATTTTGTGGGAGTTGCAGCAACTACTCCGGTTTATTTTTATCCTGCAACTCCTGTTATGGGTTTAACAATTTATGAATCAGGTCCATTTAATGATCAGCCCGCTTACGCATTTGATACTCAATTTATATATGCTTTTTCAGGAACACAATGGCAAAGATCAGGCACAGCTCTTTTCCATGGAACGGATTTAAATTTTTTTTGGGCAACAAATTGGCAATCTGTTGATGGAACAAAGGCAATGTTTGTTACCAATTTCTATGCATTGCATCCAAATGGTTTAATAGATGCAACCGATGATCCAATCTGGTATACAATAAATGGATCCACTTGGACAGCTGCAGCCGGTGCAAATGCATTTTACTTCTTGCCTGCAGGGGGTGCTGTTCATACCGGACCATATGTTTTGAATGCAAGAATAATAGTGGCATTTAAAAATAGACTGCTATTGTTAAACACTATTGAGAGTGATGGAACCGATAATACAAATTATACATCCCGTTGTAGATATTCAGCTAATGCTAGTCCTTTAGCTGTTAATGCATGGTATGAACCTAATCAAACAGATGCATCGGGAAATGTTTCAATAGGAGGAGGTTATATAGATGCAGCTACTGAAGAACAATTACTTGGTGCTGAATTTATCAAAGACAGATTGATTGTTTTTTTTCAGTCCTCAACATGGGAGCTAGTTTACTCCGGTAACGAAATACAGCCTTTTTACTGGCAAAAAATAAATACGGAACTTGGAGCAGAATCCCAAAATGCTACTATACCATTTGATAAAGCTATTCTTACAATCGGTAATGTTGGTGTACATGCCTGCAATGGCTCAAACGTACAACGTATTGACGAAAAAATCCCGGACCAAGTATTTAACATTTCTGATGTGAACCTTCAAGTAACACGGGTAGCAGGAATAAGGGATTATTATACTGAAATGGTTTATTGGGCATTTCCAAGTAACAATGCTGGAGCAACTTCTACGTACCCTAATCAGATATTGGCTTATAATTATCAAAATAATACATGGGCACTATTCGATGATTGCTTTACTGTCTTTGGATATTTTGAACAAAATATTGGATTCACATGGCAAGATACATTAGAACCTTGGCAAACAATGGGTGGAGCTTGGAATGATGGTACATGGCAAGCACAATCTAAAGAAATAATAGCGGGAACACCTGAAGGATTCGTTGTAATTCTTTCAGATGATGTTAATAGCAATGCGCCAAATATGCAGATTACTAATATAGTTTCTGATGGAAATAATGGTGCTAATTTAAAAATAGTGGATCATACTCTGGAAACCAACGAATATAACGATTATATACGTATTTATAATGCTACTGGTACAACCGGATTATCTGGAAATATATA